AGAAACAGAGGAATCTATACACTAGAATGACTCTCTCCGATGATCCTCGCGCAAAAGAAATGCGCGATAATGTCCGTAAGTCTGCTATAATGATGGGGTTCCCATCTGATGTGGACTGTGGGGTTCTCTTTGCAAACATGCAGAAAACCCTCAACAATGTCAGGAAACAGATTTCTTGACATGGGCGCTGGGTCCGCCCTATAATAGACCCGTACAAACCAAATCCATTTCACAAGCCAAATCTAAATGTCGTTTTCTAATCTCAAGAAACAGTCCTCCCTCGGTTCCCTGACTGCCAAACTGGTCAAGGAAGTAGAAAAAACCAATAAGGGAGGTGGCGCGTCTGATGATCGTCTTTGGAAACCCGAAGTCGATAAAGCAGGTAACGGTTATGCAGTTATCCGTTTCCTTCCCGCTCCTGAAGGCGAAGATCTTCCGTGGGCAAAGATGTATTCCCATGCCTTCCAAGGTAACGGTGGTTGGTACATCGAGAATTCTTTGACCACTCTCGGTCAAAAAGATCCTGTTTCCGAACTCAATACGAGTCTCTGGAACAGCGGCAGTGATGCCGATAAAGAGACTGCTCGTAAGCAGAAGCGTAAACTCTCTTATTACGCTAACATCTATGTTGTGAAGGACCCCGCAAATCCTGACAACGAAGGTCGTGTGTTCCTCTACAAGTTTGGTAAGAAGATCTTCGACAAGATCATGTCTGCCATGCAACCTGAGTTTGAAGACGAAGATCCCATCAACCCCTTCGATTTCTGGGGTGGTGCAGACTTCAAGATCAAGATCAAGAAGGTTGCTGGATACTGGAACTATGATAGTTCCGAGTTCGCTCGTCCTGGTGCTCTCCTGGATGACGACGATGCTATGGAAGCAATCTGGAAGAAGCAATATTCTCTCGCTGAGATCGTTGATCCTTCCCAGTTCAAGTCCTACGAAGAACTGAAGAAGCGTCTCGATTATGTTCTTGGGATCACTGCTGCTCCTAAGGCACCCGATCCTGAAGTTCGTGATGAAGAAGACGATTATAGTTTTCAGTCTGTCCCCAAGGCAATGAAGGAAGAACTGAATTCTCTGTCATCCTCCAACTCTAATGATGAGGATGATGCTCTGAGCTACTTCCAGCGTCTTGCTGAAGAGTGAGTATAAATAGAGGGAGGGAAACCTCCCTTTTTCTTTTGTAGTCTCATTAATTACAGAAATGTCATTCCAAGGTACACCATTTGTTGTCACTTATGATGATGGTGACAACACCAACACTCAACAAATTGAGGTTGTTGCAGAATCTGCTGCTCTTGCAGAGCAAAGAGTAAGACATCTTTTCCCCTCCGCTCAAAACATTGTAGTCGCTGCTGCCTGATAAATGTCTCGCAATCAAGTCATTGTTTACAATGGAGATGATGGCTACTGCAATGTAGTCATTCCATCGACACAATGCGTTCTCTCTGATGAGGACATCATCGCAAAGGATGTCCCTGTTGCTGAGTATGCAGTGATCGATCATACTGAATTGCCCACCAAGACATTTAGAAACGCATGGAAATACAACCACTCAAGTTCGACTGTGGATGTGGATCTTGCAAGTGCCAAAGAAATAACGACCAAACTTCTGGAGGATCGTTATCTGGCAACGGAGAAACAGAACGAGGAGATCACGAGAGTCGCCAATATGAGGGGGCAGACTCCAGAACTTCTTGATAATCCCGCAGTTCCGTATTCTACTATTAACGCTAAGAAAAGCGTTAATGGTCTTCTCAGTCTTCTCTAAGACAAATCGTTATAAGCAACCTTTCCAGTGTTGGAGCTGTATTGAGAAGATTCTTGATACTGTAAAACCTCTCTAACTTCTTCAAGGAACCGTCCTAGGAACTCTTTTCTGAGTACTCGGATGGTTCTTTTTTCATTGTTTTTTCTAGTTTCAATCAACCAGTTAGACACACCTACAACTGGTCTGATTGTTTGTCCGATGTTGTCTGGATCTGGGATCGTGAAGTTTTGATCAACTACTTGACCTGCAGGCAAAAGAAGTCTACCTTTATCATCTCGGACTTCCTTGGTCTCATATCTTCTAGTAGCATTTAGATCCTCTCCATACTTATCAGCAGCATAGTCATAGAGAAGTCTAGATGTGGTAGGCCATTCATCTCTGATATTGATGATGTTTGCTGTCAGAAGAACGACCCAATCGTAATGCGAACTGCCATATAAGTTCTCTGCTACATTGTCAGGTCTCTCGCCTTCTAGAATCTGATAGTTTATGAAGTTTGTTGCAAATAACAGAGCAGAGTCTTTAACCTTCATCCGAAGAAAAAGATTCTTCACATCCACATACTGCTTTCTAACCCCACCAGTTTGTACTGGATTGAGATATTGGAAGTCTGGTAGTAATCTGAAGTAAGAATTGTTAGCCATTAGTAATCCTGGTCAGATTGATTGAAGTCGTCAGCATAGATAGGCTCAAGTTCGGTGAATGATAAGTTCAACCGATAGTGGACGGGACTTCCACTTTCATATGTTGCATATGCTCCCGATCCAGTGTAATCAACGCCAATGTCTGTCATGGCACAGAGTTTGAATTTATTTAAAAATCTGTTTGCACCACCACCTTTCCTATATGTTAGTCTGAATACATATGGTGTTGTAAGAAAGGCTGTTGTTCTTCTTGCAGACATACTTCTTTTCAAAGTCGAAATTATTTCTCTGACTTTTTCTGCTTCATCTGCACTCCTAGGAACCAAGTCCCAGTTAAAACCGAAAGGTCTTAGAGATACTCCATTAAAGAGTAGCTCAAGGTTCTGGTTAACGATTTGTCCAGACTCTCTTCCCAAAACATCGTTCAGAGAAATGTTTGTTCCTGCTAAACCGTTAATGATTCCGATCTGAGATCTTGACCTAATATAATTTCTAAGTAAATCGTATCCACCTCCTGATCCCATTCCAAAAACTTCACCCTTAGCAAATGCGCCAAAATCTGCTTCTTTACCTGAAACTTTATCTACTGCAAGACCAGCAGCTTTAAGTCCTGCACCAGCAAGAGCACTTATTCTACTTTCTCCCCATCCAGTTCTATTGACAGCAGCAATGCTGTCTGGCATCGGTAGAATAATTGTTGATTGTACCTGAGCAGCATTAATTGTTGCTGAATTTGCACCAGCGTTATCAGAAAAAGAAGGAAGTCCTCCTTCTTTGTACTGCAATGCCTCGATGAACATGTAGTCCGTCGATGCATCGATAATATTCAGTGGATATCGTAAGACTGTAGCAGCCATACCTTTTTATTTCCTATTTAGGTGGACATTCTAAATTTGGCATATCCTAATGATCTAGCATCTTCAAGTTCATTGGCTTTTACTACATATAGTTTGCCAACAACTTCTTCCCAGGTGTAGTTTCTGGTCTTTGCCCAGTGAAAACTAAATCCAATGAATCCCCATCTTTTCAATTCCATACAGGCGATTAGAGGGAACTCATCATATTCAATGTTTGGTGTTTTTGCTCTATAAACGAATGTGTAGAAATTCCCTGGTTCTGGAACTAAAACTTCCTCAGTTAATACTTCTAGAACTTGTTGCATGATGTCATCTGAACTTTCGAGTCCAGTGAATCCGTCAACAACAGGTTGTAGTCTACTCATACGCCTAATTGATCTTCTGTTAAGACCTTGAACTGTAGTAAACGATCTTTACAATACTCCGATGCTGCTTTCCACTTTGCTTGATTTTTAGCATACTCTGTCACTTCTCTAATATAGGTTTTAGTATGCTTCTTTTGCTTTTGTGGTTCGATGCATTGTTTCTTGGGTTTGATCTCAATAATATACTTTTGAATCTTTCCAGTGCTTTCGCGTACCTTAATATAGAAGTCTGGAAAATATCTATGGATTCTCCCATCTAGAGGAGAACGATATGGTATCACAATTTCTTCACTTCCCCACTCCAAAATATTCTCATTACGGTCACAGTAGACCATGAACTTTCGTTCCCACAAACTGCGATAAATAATGTTGAGATGGTCTCCTCGATATTTTTGAATATTACTTGGGCGAAATTTACCAGAATACGCCATCACTATAAGTCAACCTAAGGTATTTAGTGTGAGTTATCCAAGAAAGAGAACAACTAACGAAATCTTGGGGTTGTTTACTAAGGTAGCAACAACCAATCATTTTGAGTTGGAGATCTCTGCCATCCCACCAGTACTCAAAGAGTATATTCAAAAGCAAGATCCGTTCGTATCTAATTACTTTATTCAAAGAGAATTAGGTTTACTGTGTAAGGGTGCCGATATTCCTGGTGCAGCATTTGCTACTGCTCAAGTCAGTGGCAACTACATGGGTATTCAACAAAAGTATGCTCACACTCGTATCTTTACGGAAAGTTCTTTCAACTTCATTGTAGATAACGAATATAAAGTTCTCAAGTTTTTTGAAATTTGGCAAAAGTATATTGCTGGTGCTGGTGAAGTCAGTGACGACAAGAAGGCATTTTATACTAGGATGCAATATCCCGACAACTATAAAATCCCTGTGATGAGACTGAAAAAATTTGATAGGGATCATTTTAGATCTGTAACCTACAGTTTCATTAATGCATTCCCAATCAACATCACGCCAACTGCAATTTCATACGAAGGAAACAGAGTTCTTGAAATCAATGTTGCATTTAACTATGATAGATATGTTCTTGGAGAAGTGAAGAGTCTCAAGGCAACTTCTTCTTCGGAACAGCCCACTGGAACCGAATACACAAACAAACCTGCTACTCCACCAGAGGAACAAACTACTCCACCAGATAATAATCGTCGTCTTGTTCCCGTTCGTGGAAATAGTGGCGTTGTATACTATGATAGAAACGAAGGAACGAGAACCGAAGCTGAGGTTAATCGTAGATTTTATGACTCTCAGGGTCGTTCGGTTATCAACTAAATAATCACACTGAAAATCCTATAGGATATTATGCCTTTACCTAAGATTGCGACTCCGACATTTGAGTTGGTTATCCCTTCTACTGGGAAAAAAATTAAGTATCGCCCCTTTCTTGTTAAAGAAGAGAAAGTTCTTGTAATGGCGATGGAAAGTGAAGAACTTGATCAGATTGCTCGTGCAATTAAAGA